ATTCCGGCCCTCTTTCTCCGACAATTGACATATTACCTGTTGCAGTTCCTCCTGTGCTAAAGAAATCAAATAAATCCTTAAACTTATGATATAGTTTCTTTACTATTAATGGAACTAAACCTATTATTAATAGAGTTAAAGCAACAGGCCAACCAAAGATTAAACCAACTACTACGGCAACAAGCATTAGAATTTTACCAGCATTCTTTTGTATATCGGTTGTCCAAGTTTTAATATTAAAAGCCCATTTAAAGAATTTTTTAACACCTATCACAACCATACTGATTACCATTGTTCCCAATCCTATAACGACAGTCAAGGCCAAACTTAAAACAAACTGAACAACACCGATAGCAATATCTAACACTCCATTTATTATTTTCCACAAATCACCATTTACTATTCCTGAAAATACTTCTTTAATTCCATCCCAAATACTTGCTAATGCATTTACCATTATTGCTATAAATGGAGCAAGAACTGATTTAGTAAATTTCCACGCTTCCCCTATTGTTTTTGAAATAAAAACCACTATTAGAGAAATTATAGAAATATAAACTATTGTCATTACTAAAAATGTCATTAATGGTCTAAATACCATTTTAATCATATCAAAGGCTTTTCCTATCAATTTGAATGGAGACTTTAATACCATTATTCCTGCTCTTGTCAAATTCCCAAGATTAAAAATACCTTTATTTGAAAAAAACATTTTTAATCCTGCCCTGCCTTTTACTATCGCATTACTATTCCAAAGTTTTTTTATGTTTCTTGCGTTAAGTATTCCACCGCCTTTATCCTTTCCCAACGGATTCATAGATTTTCCAAATCTTGTAAAAAAGCCTTTAAGACCACTACCCATTCCATCTTCTCGTATTCCCTTTACTACTTTTTTTTGGGCGGATTCTTTTTCAACTGCACTTTGTCGCAATTTAATTTTTTCTTCTTTTTCTTTTATAAAAGCAGGAGAGTTAAGAAGGTTAAAATCATTTTTAGCCGCTTCATTCATTTGTTCAACTTCTTTAGCCGCATTTGCTCTTATGTTCGTTAATTTCCTTAATTTATTTCGTTCATCTTTATATTCTTTATCTGAACCAAAAATAGTAAAGGCTTTTTTAGTTGCTTTTCCGACATTAAGTTTACTAAGAAGTTTAAAAGAAGATGTAAAGATATTATTACTGGTTTTTGTCGCATCTCCCGCTTCTTGAATCATTTTCTTTATTGACCTATAACCGCCACCTAATGTATTTAATCCCGTTGCTAATTTATTAACGATTCTAAACATTCCAGGCGGAAAAAACCCATAAAGAACTCTTCTTGCCGCACTTGCATGAAAACCTAATATTTGGACTTCTTCTTTAGTAGAAGTCATAAATGTCGCTAAATACTCAAAAGTCGTTCCACCAGCCTTTCTATAATCTAAAAGAGTCTTAATTCCTAAATTAAATTCATTATTATTCATTTTTTGAACTGCTGTTTGTATTTTAGTCCTTGTTGAAAACCCTTTAACTAATTCTACTTGTTCTCTTAATTCTTTTTTATTTAATTTCTTTAAATTAATTTCTTCTTTTTCTTTTTTAATTACCTTGTCTAAAGACTTTAAGTAATTGTTTTGCGTGTTCATTAAACTCAATATTTGGCTTTCAAAAGACTTAACTTCTTTTTTAAGCGTAGCAACCTTTTTTGTAATTTTAGGAAGCGGCACTTGTTCAGTCATAAAATTCACCTAAGACTTTGTAATTTTGATTGCGAGTCGGAACTAATCTTCTCTATTTCTTCCGCCTTGATTGTTTCTATCTCGCTGTGGATTATAAGCAAATCGCTTACTAAACTCGCTGGCATCCTATAAATTTCTAATGGGCTAATCGCTAAAGCCTTAGCGAGCGTATAAACAATAACGAGAGAAAGTCGTTTGGGGTCATGTCTTTTTCCCCTAATAACTTCTCTCATTAATCGTTTTTTTCTTCATCCCCTTCAAGTGTTGAGAAAGGATTAGGTAATATTTCCTTTAGTTGATTACCCACATAAGGAGTTAATCTTAGAATGTCAATTGCTGAAAGATGCGGTTCTGTTTTAACCACAAAATTTTCAACCATAAATTTAAACATGGCATTCAAATCAATATCCATGTCTTGATTCTTAGCATCAATTTTCATCATGCTATTCATCGCTTTATCAACCTCAAGCCAAGTTGGTTCTTTAACCCAAATCTTGAGGTATTCTTCTTTATCTTCTGCAACTTTAATATAGTGCATCTTAGGCTCTTGTAGTGCAAAAAGCACCGACTTATCACTTACTATTTTTTTATCCATGTTATCCACCTTCAAAACCAACAAACATACAAACGGTGTTGGTGGAATATTACTTTTCTAATTTAGATTTTCTTTTTCTTTTAGATTTAGGTTTAGGTTCTTCAACCTTTTTTTCTTGAGAAATTCTTAGTTTCTCTCTTAGAGTGTGGCCTTTACCCATGTAAATCACCCTTGTAAAATCCAATTAGTATTAGCAACAATGCTTGAACATTTTCTCGGCATAACTGTTGCTTCAATTGTCACCGCACCCTTATTATCGGGAATGGTGACATTAGCAGAACTTAAGAGATAATCTGTTAAAGTAATTGTAAAGTTTTCATCGGGGTTTCCTTGTTTAGCAAAAGTCAATTCAATATTGTTTGTTCCTGCCGCTTGTTCTGCTGAATCTTTATTATCTAATAATTCTCTAAAAAGTCTGTTATCAGTAATCAAAGCAGTAAAACTAATTTCATAGGTTCTTTGAGCAGGTATAGCATCTTTTATGGATTTGCTTTGAGAACCTAAGAATCTCTTATCTTCTAATGAGTTATTCATATTCAAAGTAAAACTTGTTATCTTCAAGAAGTTTTCGCCAAAGATTGAGAAACTTCCACCGGAATAAAAGTAAGGTTCGTTAAAGGATTCTTGTTCCGTATTATAATTTATTAAAGATGTATTAGTGGCTTGACCGTTTCTTGCTTCATATACTGCATCAGTATTCGGCAGATGAACATTTCTTGTGTTTAGATTCATAGTCATTTTAACTTCTTCATTTTCATTAGCGGTTAAACTAATATCATTTACCATATTTCCTCTTGCGATTCTAACAAAGTTATTATCTTCAAGAGCATCCGTTCCGGTTTTATAATGATTAGAAACTGCACCATCTAACTTACTAATGCTTTGTTCCAAAGCGAATGAAGGAAGAATATCTCCTTCCACTTCGGTAAAGGTATATCTAAACAAATTCACACCATTACTTCCGGAAGCCGTAGGAACAGGCACTATATCCATATTTCCTGTTGCATCTCCTTCCATTAATGGAGGAACAATTTTATCTACGACTGTTCTGTAAATAATCGGCCCTTGAGCAAAATGACCCGAAGCATCAATTAAAAATTTGTTATTAGTATTAGAGTTGCTTGTGGTTAATAAATCAGTTAAGGCCGCAGAACTTCCCGAAAAAGTAGAACCATCGCCCTTTTGAAAATTAGAACAAGCACCTAAGAAATAATAAAACCAAGTCGGATGTGTAAGAACAAAAGCCAAACTTCCACCTGTTGCGTTTTCAGTTCCTTTATATTGGTAAGTCCAATTCCTTGAGCCACCTAAAGATAGATTCATTTGTTTCATTTCAACCTCAACATTAGGGAAAGTTCCTGTTTCTAATAGACCCAACCAATTGTCAGCAAGTAGTCTCTTATCTGTGCCGCTCTTAGGAGCAGGTAATGGAGAACCATACGATTTTAGAACAAAATAATGATTAGCCGTTCCTTCACTTAAAGAAGGAGTAAATTTAATTTGTGTAGCAGTATTAGAAGTCACTCTATGAGTTGAAACCAAAGCACCACCAGTAGAGATTTGCGCTCCTGTTTGTGTTCTAACAAGACTTAAAATTGCACCATCTGTTGTAGTTGTTGCGGCTGAATTAGCACCGCCATGAGTATTTGTTATCGTGATTACTGCACCATTTCTAACTGCACTAATATTAGAAACTGCATTAATTTCGGTAGTAATCAAAGCCGCAAATTCTTCTTTTGTCACTATTGCAGCATCGTGCATGACAATTTCAGTATTTCCATCTGCACCGTGAGAAGGAGCAGATGCACCATTAGTGGTGTCAAACCAAATAGCATGAGTAGAAGCACTTCCGCCAGCACTTGCTAAAACTGTAAATACCAAGTATTCATTTACATAATCAGTTTTTAAATCACTTGTGAGAGTAAGAGTTGTTATTTCAGCAACATTAGCCGTTCCTGCGGTTGAATAAAATTCTAACATTGAACCTTCGTATAAGTTAGTTAATAAACTAAAATGCGCCATATCCGAATGTAAATCAACAGAAGTGTGTCCTGCTTGTGGATTAGCCGCACTTTTAATTCTAAAATCTAATTCCGGAACAAGGTTTAAACTTGCTCCACTTCCTAAAAATATGTCTCTATTTACCATCTTATCTCTCCCCTTTCCTTACTTACTTACGAGGGAACACTAATTGCGAATCTTTTTGCTTGTAATGTGATTTTATATCCAAATAACCTCTTCGCCCTGTCATTACTTTCATTTCTTGAACCTAAAAATAATTGATTAAATCTTGAACCATCGCTTGCAGTATATCCACGCCTGTTGCTTTCAACAACCCTACTAAGTATCAAGTATATAGCCCTTAGCCTATCTTTGCCATAAGAGGCATCTAAACCGGAACGCTCATCATGTAAAACTCTAATATGAATTGTAAATGAATATGTTTCATTTTTAATATCATAATGAACTGTTGGATATTCAACATCTTGAGAATCTTCAAAAACAACAATTGTTGCAGGGGTTCTGCTTAAATCAACTCTAACTCCCTTATTAGCCGACATTGTTCTAATATCAATAAAATCAGGAGTAATAGCATGAGAAACACCAATTGTTCCTGCACTCACTAACGCCGTAGCATTAGAAGACCATTGAGTTGATAACAAATCTATGAGAAGAGAGACTTCATCAATGCCAATACCTCCTGTTCTACTGTATTACTAATATATTTATTATAAGACTGTAATGCGTTTTGCATAATTTCTTTATCACTAAATGAAATATCATATCCTAATTGCTCCGATAATTCTTTCATAGCAAGTTGTCTTTCCTTTTCTATTTCATATAACTCATGCAGTTTTTTAACATTTATTTCAACTGCCATGTTAATCAATCCAAGAAATATACAAGGTCGCCTTTACCCTTTAGAATATCCATTCCCTCTTTTCGGAGTATATCATACTTTTCTTTAGTAGAAATATTTGCTCCTGTTTCTGCAATTAATATGCTTTGGTCGTCATGTCTTATTATTTCAGCCGAAACTAATTTTGTAGCGGCTTCATGTATAGCAGAAGGAACTCTACCATCACCTGCAACATAAGAAACTATTACAGAATTATTAGCATGGAATGGGTAATCGTTGAAAAAGAATATTCGGCCTTCTTCGCCAATTGTCCAAAAAGAACCAAGTCTATTCAAATCTTCTTTGTCTGTAAAATCAACAAGATTACAAACTGTTGGTATTGTATCTGTTGCAGTAAATGTAAGAGCATTTGTTCCACTTGCTGACGCTGGCGCACTTAATACAACATTTGTTCCATCTGTAATTGAAGCAATAGTAATTGTTCCTGTAATGCCTGTTCCGCTAACAGTCATACCAACACCTAATTTAGATGAATCCGCAACAGTAAGAGCAGTTGATGAGTTAGCAGTAGTGCATGATTGTTTTATGGTTGCTTTTAATACACAATCTGCCCCATCATCACCGGAAAGTAGGGAGGAAATGAGAAGTTGCTTGCCATTATTCTTATCTTTTGAGGCATAGAAAAAGTCGGAAATGGATAGATTAGAAGAGGATAGAGCCTTTGGTGCAGTTGCTCCGGTAAAAGAAGATGTAGCAGAAGGGAAGGATTCATTGATTAGTGCAGTAATCTCATCATTAGTGGTTTTTAATCCAAATGTATTACAAAATTCATTATTTGCTAAATCAGTTATGTCATTCTCCGATAACAACTCAAAAGATACACCGCTATTAGGCAGTTGTAATATGATTGAATTTAAATCTCTAAAATTTTCAAGAAGATGTATTTTTGCTTGTGCTGATGCCAACTCTTCATATGAACCACCTTGCCAAACTAACAAAGAAACTATCTTTCTAACTTTCATTTGTTTTAATTGAACAAAACCAACATGGCCACCAAAGTATGTTTTATGTGGCCTTCTTGAAAACTCAAAGTTATGGTATTCATCTTTAGTAATAATTGGTCTAAAGGAACGCTTGACTTTATCATCAATAATTCCTTCAACTCTTTTTATTATATTCCCAACTTGAGCAACTGTCGGATATGTGCTATTTGTGAAAGCAGGTATTTGTAATAGATTAGCGACTTCTGTTGCATTAGTATAAAATCCCCTGCCTTGTGAATAATCAGGGTTTATTTCAGTAAAGTCGCTTGGCGATATGGTTGTTCCCATCGTTATCACCCAAATATTTTCTTTAATCTTCTAACATTTCTTTTTAGTTTGTTAATTTCTTTAGACAAAGACCTATTACCTGCCCCTCTTCTAAATGGATTCAAATTATATTCACCATTGTTGATTACATATATTTGACATTCAACAAAAGCATTCGCAAACAATTCTTCTGCGTTGTGCGAATTAATTGAATCATATTTGTATTCTTGGCCACCATAGGTTTCCATGCCTCTCATATTAGCCCCTGCAACTCCTTCCGTTGTCTCAAGAACTTGAAGATTAGTCTTGTAATTCTTTTTATCTTCATTAGATAGTGCTTGATAGGCGTTTTCGGAAATAGTTTCTCCGGTTTCTTTATGCTTAAATGCCTCTTCTGTTAATTCCATTATTTCGTCTTGTGTTAATGGTTTAGAAACTAATTTGTATTTTTTCCTTTCTTGAATAGGAAGGGCTTTGTATTCTTCCGGTGTTATTCTTTCTTTCGGATTTTCTTTATTTTCAGCATATCTTGTTTTTGAATATTTTGCATCTTTTGTTTTTGTTGATAATGCGGTGGCTCTAAAGGTATCTTTTTGCTTTTGTCTTGTTTTAATATTAGCAAGTATTTTTCCTGTAAATACTGCCGTTGGTTCATCAAGATACGGCTTTAATATTCTTAAGAATAGTTCTTGATTTGCTCTTACAAATCCTTTTGATTCGCTAAGTAAATCTAAAACTACATTATTCAATGTTCCGCTTGGTTGCTTATAGTGATAGTATTGTTCACCTAACAAAATAATATCTTCATCTGCCATTTCCGGAGTTCTCTTTAAATCGCTCAATGCAGTTAAGAAAGCCAATTCACTTTCTAAACCTTCACCACCTATTTTGGTAGTAATTTGTTCTCCTTCCCCATCCCGTTCAAATTTATCATCAACTAATTTCATTGGTGTTAATACTGTTCCTTTGAATAAAGACCCTATCTTTTTTAGGTCTTTATCATATAAAGTAAAAGAATGCTCTATAACTTCAGTTCCTACCTTTAACTGCGATGATTTTGGTTTAAAAGTAGCGTTCTGTCCTGTTGTTTCAAGAATATAATCGGCTTTTTCTGCCATTATTTTTCCTTCATCAATAGGAGGATATACTATTTCTATATGAGCATCTTGTCTTGCATTTTCTTTCTTGAATGCTAAATTCCAACCGTCGCCTTGTGCATTGACTCTTAATCTAACATCATCATCAATGAATTTTTCTACACTTTTTGCCGTTTCAAATGAAAACTCACTCTTAGGAAATGTTTCTTCAAAAGGGAATGGTGGTAATTCAACTTTACCTTCTTTAGCAAATTCAAGCGCACCTGCACCTTTTAATCTTGTTAATACTTTAGCATCAGTAAGATTTTCTATTTTTTGGTCGTCAATAAAATCAATATTGGCTTGATTAGTTATTGTTCCCTTTTTACCTGACTTCATATTTGAAAATTGTTTCCAGCCCTCTTTATTCTCTAAAAGTGGTTTTAGAGGTTGTTGTAAAACTTCCTCATAAATTTTTTTAAATTCACCCATAAACTCTTGTTCATTTAAACCGCTACCTTGAACACTTTCTTTTGCTCGTTTAATTTTAACCACAAAACTTCTATCGCCTGTGTTAAGAAAATCATTCATTTCCGTCTTAAGAAAGTTAGCGGAATTTGGTAAGGATAGGTTTTGATTACCCCATCTAAAAGCGACCATATTTATTTCCCCCTCACATTAGCCATTTAGCCCAAGCCGCACCTTTCTGTATTGCTGAACCTAATCCTAAGCCGCTTTGTGGGGGTTCATAACTCATTTGTCCTTGAGCATCTATCCAATATGGCCTACCATATCCATCTGTTCCCGAAGGAGGAATAGGATAACCAGTTCCATTATTCATAGCCCCTTGCATTTGTTGGTATTGTTGAGTATTGCCTGTTAATCCCGCTACTGCCATACCTGCGCTTGGTTGTTGCATATTTCCTCCACCGCTAAATCCTTGAGATTCTAAATATTGTTGTTTAGCCATTTTTCTTTGATTAACTACTTCGGAATTAATTGCTGAATTTAGCAACTTTTGAATATCCAAATCAATATTCTCTTGAGTAATCTTTTCAAATTCTCTCATAGCATCAGCATTAATTGTTATAGAAGAACCATTAGATGTAAATGCTAATTTACTAAGCATTTGAGAAACAACTCGTTGAACTACATCTTCCATTAGTTTTTCAAGAGAAGTTAAAAACATTTCACCGTGATACTGAAAAAATTCTTCAACATGATTATCTTGTAAAGAAAGTAAATTATTTACATTCTTGAATTGTTGGTCGCCCTGTGCTTGAACTGCGTTCATTACTGTTCCATTACTTGTTCCTAATATTCCCATAATTAGTCCTCCTTATTTTCTATTGGTTCTTCGTTGGTTGCCTTAATGTTGTGCTTTAGCATTAGATGATTCATTCTGTCTGTCATTATATTTATTTCTGTAATTAATCGTATTACTTCATCAGTAGCCGTCTTGTTATCTGCTAAAGCAGGAGGGGTTATAAACCAACCTGCGTTAGTTAATGACAAAACATCTTCTCTTGTTAAACTTTTGATTGGGCCACTTTTTAGTATCTTTGGCATTTTAGGTTTAAACGCTTTAAAATCTAATCCATGTTTATCTGCAAGTATTTGTTGTTGTAGCATTTCTAACTGCATATAATGTGATGCGTGTTTAGGACAATATGTTCCTCTTAGTGGCCTTCCTTTAATTACTCCATCTAAAGGAATAGGTGGCCTCATATAATCTCCTTGTTCCCAAATATGATGATACCCGCAAACTACGCACCTATCTTTTAAATTAAATTTTTTACCATATTTAATTCCTATAAATTTTTTAGGTTCTGCCTTTAAAACACTAATAAGTTCTTTTTGTTGTTTCTTTGGTTTAAAAGTTATAAACTTATATTCTTGAACAACCCCACTTGCCCTTGCTTGTTGTAAGGGGTTTAGTGTTGGGTTAAACTGTTGCGGTGCATTTTGTCCTATCAATTGGTTGTTATACATTTTCTATACCTCAATAATCTTTTATCATCGTCATTACGCCTCTATATACCATTTCGGGGTCGGATTTTGCTGATACTATATATTTGAAACAAGGTATTCCCTTGTCGTTCAACTGTCTCATTCCATACTTAAAAGGTTCAAATATTTTATGTTTGTCTATGGTTTGGCCTTCTTCTAATGGATATTTTTCTCCCCACATGTCATATTTATTAGCCCATATCCCGATAGCAATTGGATAATCCGATTCTCTTTTTCTTCTACCTGTTGGCCACAAATCCGATACAATAGTATCAACTAAAAATTTCCATGCTACTTGATGGTCTAAGTTTGCTTCGCTATCTAAGTGCCTATGGTCTATCATAAAAATGATATATTTAACCCTGCGCTTTTGCATATCTTTTACCCATTCTTTCCAATAAATCGCTTCACCGCCTATGTCAGCACTTTTTATTGTATGTGAATCACCATCAATCTTTACATTTTTTCTTGATGCTCTATTTAGTCCTACTGTTCTTTCATTAATTTGAGGAACTTCCCCTCTTGTTCTAAGTTGGTGACTTAATGTTGTTTTACCAACCATTGTAGAACCATACACTCCAAAATTAATAGCGTGAACTTTCTTCCAAAAACCAATAACTGCTTCGCCAACTAATATAGCAAAGCCTGTCATTAATGACATATTAATGACCCCATAAACCCGATACTTTTTCTATAATCCAACCCATTACATTAATATCAAATACGCCCAGTATATTACCAATAAGAAAAGCGGATAAAGCACCGCAACTTCCCCAAAACCACGCTCTCATTTTCAAAAAGAAAACATCGGCAGAATGCGCTCTTGATTGGTTATAAGCATAATCGGAGTCCGAAAACCCCATTAAATCTCCAAAGACCATTCTTTCACCGCCTATTGTAATGCGGCTAAGAACTCATTTCCGACAGTATTCTCTTCTTCTTCTTGAATACCTTGATAAAGATTAGTATTGTATTGTCTTGCGCTCTCACGCATCTTGTTTCTTTGTTGCTCGTCTCTTGCTTTTCTTTCCCAAAAGGCCGCTATCTTTCTATCAAGAAGCCACATTTCTATCTTGTCATTCAAGACTAAATCAAAGACCGCCTTCATAACCATGATTGCACCTATTGTTCCTAATCCAAATAAAACCGAATGTGCTAATGCTCCATAAGGAAATCCTGTTCCGAATTGAGCATACGCCCAAACATTTGTTCCACTTAATGCTCCAACAAAAAGTATAGTCATAACTAAACGGGTATCTTGGCTTAACGCTGGCATAATAAAAACCTCAAGCAAATTCGATAGAAACTGCAACTGAACCTGCATCTTCTTCAAAGAATAATCCATTTGAACAGATTACTCCATGCATATCAAATTCAACTGTTTGATTAGCGGATAAAACAATTCTTGCTAATTCTTTACCACTTGCCGCAGTTGCATTATCCCACACTTTTACAATTGCGGCTGAACCTGCAACTTCACAAGCATGAATAGAAACCAATTTACACTTTCCGGAAAAAACTACTGCGCTTCCGGTCAATACTCCACTACTTCTACAACTCGCCATATCTCTATCTCCTTCAAACCATGAACAGGGGCTTTCCCTATTAATGCTATGGGTCTAATTATTCTTTTAAAGCAGACTTTTTAGGTTTAGCAGGGGCTTTCTTTGCTTTTGTTTTAGCAGGTAATAATTCCTTACATAACTCATCATGCGTAGTTATTGCTTTACCAAAAGCCCTACTTAGCCTTGTAAGCATTTTAGGTTCAATTTGTTTCAAATCTTTCCTATCGCTTTCAGTAAAAGTAATATCTAAGTTAGAATCACCATATACTCTAAGAGCATCAATAGCATCTACTTCAATAGAAGCGTCTCTATTTAGTATTTCACCAAACATTAACAAAGTTTTAGACCTTGAGCCTTTGGTTAATTTAATTGTTGCCAATTAAATCACCTTAAAGATTACCAAAGACTCTCAACCTAAACTGCATACCGCTATGTGTTCCACCATCACCAACTTCCGCAGGTGTGGCTTGTAAAGCATCAACAATTAGCATTGTAATGGATTTAGCACTTGTATAGTTTCCTTGAGTTGCGAAATTATTAGCATCGCTACCATCAATAACAAAGGTTGGGTAAAACTTTACATTACTTGTTCCTGTATGCATTACCGCAGTAATAGATGCTAAACCAAAATGTTTCGCTTCAAGAACTACGCCTGATGCATCGTATGTAGAAACATCTACAACCGCATCAATCATATATTCATCACCGTTGGCTCTTGGTTTTTTAAAACCTTTATGGTCTGCTAATAAATTAACAGCAAAAACTTCTTCTGTCATTTAAATCGCCTCACAGAAGGTTTGTTATTTTGCCTTGACCCTTGAAGTATGAACAACCCATTTCTCCCATTGTTCGGTAAAGAGCCTTGTTTCCAAGAGAACCGACACCGAATGGGTTTCCGTTTGAAATACCATCTTCAAAGTATTGAGTTGGTTTCATAACAGATAGCCACAAATGGTCTGTATCAAGGAAAAGCATATCACTAATCAAAGAAGAGTTTGTTCCTGTTGAAGTCATAGCAGCAACCGGAATCATTGGTATATCATAGTAAGTTGAAACTCTAAATCCGACTTCTTGACCCTTTACGCCTCTTACTCCATTAACAGTTGGAACAATTTCCTTTCTATCCATGAATCTTTCTTGGGCTTGTAGCAAGTCCGAGATAGTTTGTAGAGTATCATATCCTGTTAGAATAACCTTTGGAGAACCACCAGCAACTCTTAGTCTTCTAATCATATCGTTTAGAACAGTTAGAGTTAATTGTCGTGCTTCTGCTGAAAGGTAGCCATCACCGAAAGAAACTTCGGAATCAAGATATTCATTTCCTGATGCACTTCGTAGTTTTCCATAAAGTGTATCAATTGCTTGGTCTGTTGCAGCACCTACAAGGTTTCCACCGGAGTCATCTGCTAATTCGGCAATTTCATCCGAGTTAGAAATAATCTTCAATAGAGAAGTATATCCTCTATCAATGGCATTTGCAGTAGTATATGCAGTTGTAGGAGAATAAGCCTCTAATGGCATAACAAGCATTTGATTTTGAACTTCAGCGTGATGCTTGCCCATATCTTCTCTTAGTTGCGCTCTAATATCGCCAATTCCATCATCAATAGAAGCCATTTCCATAGCCAATTCACTGAAAGAGAATTGATGTGCAACAATCTTAGGGCTTGTAAATAGTGTATCATATTCCGGTGCAATTGAAATCAAACCATCTGTATTTGAATCAAGACTTGCATTTTCCGGAACACCACCAAGACGGTCTGCTCTAAGTTGGTCATCACCATATAATGCGTCACTTAATCCAGTGTTGGATGCTTTGGTAATATCTAATTTGTTTCCTGCTCCGCCAGCCGGTCTTTTCTTTAAAATTCTCCAACCACTTGATGAATAAGGTCTTTTTGAAATAACCGATAGTGCATTACATTCTCGGTTTAGCATAGACCATACTTTTTGGCCGTAAATCTTGTTGTAAAGATTTCCGTTAATGCCCGATGGTGTGCCTAATGCTCCATCGTGTGCAGTATGAATACCTGCTACTGTTCCTGCGGCCTTAAGCAATTGATTGCTAATATGGCCTGTTGCGCCTGTTCCATAGGTTTGTGCTTCTAAATCTGCTATTGTGTTAATATATCCTGACATCTTAATAACCTCCTACCATTTTATGAATATCCGACCAATCCATTTCGGCCAATTCATCCATACTTGGGAGTTCAACTGTTGCCTCTTCTTGTGCTTTTAGGATTGTTTCCTTTTCAGCAGTTAGAGACTTTCTTAGTGCGGTAAATTCATCCTTTAGAGATGCAATTTCACTTGCCGCATCATATTGAGATTTTGCCAAAACAGATTCTTTTGCAGAAACTTCGTGGTTAAATCTTGTTTCAAATGACTTTTGAAGGTTATCGTAAGCCAACTTTTCAAGTTGTTCTTGACGGAAAGCCTCGTATGCCTTTTCAATGTTAGAAACTGACAAATCAAGAGTTTCTAATTCGCTGTTGTCAAATGCTTTAACAACGGGCAAATCAGATGCTTTAGGCTTTCCATTGTCAATAACTATACGGTCTGCTGGTTCGCCAATTTCTACACCTGCTCCGTCAAGAGTAGATAGAAGGGCTTTATTTTCTGCATCATCATCTTCTTCATCTTCTTTCATGTAATCGCCTTTTTCCGTCATTGGGTCTTCGGGCTTTTGCATGTCCATTTTATCTTCTTCTTCTTCTTCCTTGCGTAGAGTATTGACTTCTGCCATTAGCGCATCTAACTCTTCAAGTGCTTTTTCTATTTTGCTCATATTTTTCACTTCCTTTTTTGTGTTTTTTTCTTGTTTTAAAATATCAAATCTTGCTTCGGGGTTAATTCCTTTTTCACATATTGTAACTTCATGTAATTCAAGTTTGCTAATTTCGTTATAATCGCCTAATTCTTGGTGGTTTTTCTTAACTTTCTCTAATGCTTGTCCACCTATACTAAATGACCTTAACGAACCTTTTCTTATTCCTCTATTGATTTCTTTTGCTTTTTCAATATCATCTCTTAACTTAATTACTACAAAGAATCCTACATCATCTACTTCGGTTTTCCATAGTCTCCCTGTTTTGTCTCTATATGATTTTACTACTTCTCCAACTTGAACATTAGAATGATTTGTCATTACATTTCTAAACTTTGGGTTCTCCATATATTTTTTAACTGCTTCGTTAAGTGCTTTGAGTGTGATTAAGTCATTTTGTTTATCAACGATTTCGATGCTTGCATATCCTCCAATCATTAAATCGTCTTGTGCTTTAAGAATCCTGAAATCGTTTCTGCTTCTATTCATTACAGATGATACCATTCCTCTCAACCCTTTCTTATACTATCCACTATATAAAGAACAACTAATTTTTAGCCGGAATTGACAATTTACTGTATTTATCTTCATATATATTCCATAAACCTTTATCGCTTTCTGTATCAGCAGGTTCTTGTTTATATCCTGTCCAAGCAAGCCACATTTCTTTTCCTTCAACCTTGATTACTCTAAAATGCATCTTAGTTTCAAATTTATTACCTTTCAAGAAGTATTCATGATAACCTTCTTTTTGGACACCTAACTCAATATCCCCTGCATCAACTACCTTTCCTCTTTCAACATTTTTAGCCACTTCTGCCGGATATTTACCTGCTGCACCAAACAAATCAAACATTTCTTCTTGGTTATCTAAGTCAATAGTCCAAAATAAACTTTCATCTTCAAGTTTAATACCTAATGTTATATTATCATCTTCTCTTGAATATATTTTAAACAAACCCTTTCTATTTTCTTTTGGGGTTTTGTATTCTTTTAACATGGCGTATTTATCGGAAAATCCTTCACCAAATGAACATTGATTATATTCATCTATCAGTGGTTTATCATCTTGATACTTTTCCTCCAAAAATTCCGTTACCAACCATTCACAATCCTCCCTCATTATAAATTTGGCATGCTCGGCCAACGCTTCTTCTAAAGAATCAAAATCACGATAATTGTTTCTTTCATTACCAAAATTATTTGTAAATTCTTTCCAAGAACCATATACATTTACTAAATATTCAAGACTCTTTTTTTTCTTTTCAATAAGTTTATGTTTTAATTGAGTGCAACAATCACCCACCATATCTGCTTCAATAGCGATTTGTCCTTGTTCTTCTTCTTGTCTTTGTTCCTGTTTCACTCTTTGAATTAATTCTTGATTTTTAATTAAAAGTGATTTCTTAATCTCTTCTTCCTGCATAATTTTATCATCATCGGCATGAAGTTTCTTATCTTTAATTGAAATGCCGTCTCTATTTTCCGCCCAATCTTTCAATTTAGTCTTTTTAGATTCTAATACATCTTCATAAATATCCTTATGCTTATCCTTCAAAAAGTCATGAACATCATTTACTGTCTTGTCGCCCATCGTTTTTAGATACTGAAAAATAGCAACCGTTAATTGACTTGCTTTAGTTTTCATTATTTCTTCTGCTTGGGCTTTCCACATATCCAAATCTGCCAAAGCATTCTTAGACATTAGATTATCTTCTTCAAAACCATAGATTACAAAGCCATTCATATCCGATTTCATGATTACATTTGTTTCACCATGTATATAATCAGTCAATTTAATTCCCTTTGTGAGTGCTTCTACCTTATAATTAAGTGATTTTTTAGTATCTTGTGATAGAAGTTCAAGAGTAATTAGTTTATCGGGGTGTTCAACTTCCGGTATTTCAATTACCTTTGCTGAAAATAAACTAAAGCCTTCTCCCTTTTTCTTAACTTCATCAACTTTAACTCTAACAATATCGCCGACATTAACGGCTACTTTAGTATTCAATGCTTTACCTACACCAAGATACTTTTTACCATCAATTTCTTGTCCTTCCATATCTTCCGGAATTGGCCCAACGCCCACAGTATATGAATAAAGATTGCTTTTCGTTTTTTTCTTATCTAAAACTATTACATCTAAATCAACAAACTTCTTCCATTTAATCCATTTAGGGTTCTTTTTAGTTCCAATATAATATGTTGAAGTTGCGTCTTTAATAACAACTCCTTCGGAAGTGGGAATATCCATCATTTCTTTCGCATACTTTTCAACATCTTTTAGACTATCAGCCTGTCTTGTATCTTTTTTAGAAGGATAGGCGATTGCTTGATTAGACTTCGATGAATAGTTATTGAATAAAATAGTCATTCTGTCTTCTAAATCTTCATCTGTTAATGTTTGAGATTCATGCCGAATAATATCAAACACATGACACTTTAATTTAGCATCTTTGTATTTTCCTTTGAAAACATGAGCAATAGTATCTGCTCTATGTAGTGCATCATCACCGTCAAAAAGAATTAACTCTCCATCTAAAATACAATCCCCGTATTCTTTTTTCTTAAGTTCCTCAACCTGTTCTTTGCACTTATCAGTAATGTCTTTTTCATTGTAAGAATAAATTTTAACCGAGCCGTCTATTTTATGCAACTGTATTCTCATGCCGTCATATTTTTCTTGGACATACCAATTACCACTAAAGCCTTTTAGTTCATTAATATCATCTATCTCAAATATTCTATACATTGGTTTATTAGGAACTATAAATTGAGAGATGGACTTTTCTGTTAATTCTTTTTGTGATTTCTCTAATCCTTCTATTTCTTTTAAATCTGTCCATTCTTTCTCTTCATGTTGAGAAAAGAAAATAAGTTCTAATAGTTCCATTCCTGCCTTTACTTTCGATTCAACCTTCTTTGAGTCTTTTCCATCACCGTAATGCTCTATAATATAGAGGGCAATATCATCCGATTCAAGGTCAAGTCCAACAAGACCCTCCGTTATTGTGTCGGGTTGCATACCTTTAATGGCTAAAATGTCCGGAGATAGTGCTTTATTGTCGTCTCTTAGTGCATAATGAATGAATTTCACCATAGTTTCGGGATTATCTAACAATTCTTCAAGGACACTACCTTTGAACATTTCAGCGAAAGGGTCTGCAACTATTTTAGAAGAGTATCTAATGAGTTTTATTTTCTCAAACAAGTCTTTCGCTTCTCTTGATATTGGGTTTTTAACTTCTTTATTTTCTATTTCATCTTCATCAATAAAATTCCTTAACTCTTTACCTGCGGAATCTAATTCTTCATATGACTCCATGATTAAATCAACCGCTTTTCTCCAACGGCTTCCATATTCATCGGGGTCATGAACGGCTGATAAATAAGCGACTCTTGTTTTTTCAAAGAGTCTTAGTATTTCTTGAGAAGGTTGTTTATCCTTCTCAATAGAGCCAAGTTTCATTTAAATCCCTTCATTCTTTTTTCGGAATATATGGAGAAGGCTTTGTGAATCTATCCATTTGCGGAGACATATCTTCCGCTAATGGTTTTTTAGGTCGCATAAACTTATCATAATCGGGGTCTAATGCTTCATCGGATTTTTCATCTCTTGGTTCGGGTAATCTTCTAAACTCTTTTTCAAGGTCAGTTACAAGACCGGATAAAGAATTAATCATTCTGCTTAGTTCACTTCTGTTTGAAGCATCACCTTCTTTAAATTCTCTTGCTAAATTAGTTATTGTTCTGTCTAATTGTGCTATTCTATCTGTAAGCATTTTTCTATCTTCTTCATCTAAAAAGGGATTAGTCATATAATCCGATTCTTTGATATTTTTTAGAATAATAATTGCTTTAGAAATATCTCCTGCATAAGCGTGTAATGTAGTTGGCCCGTCATTTGAATCAAACTTAGTTGTATCTTTTTCAGCCTTTGGTCGCTTTAGTTTAACGGCTTCGGATTCATCTTTGCTTGGATTTCTATTATTTTCTAATGATAATGCAAGTTGTTCTTTTGCATTACGAGCCTTTTCTATTGCTAAACTAATTGTTCTTTCTTGTCTTGTTACTCTTTCCGGCATTTAGTTTCCCTCCACTTGTTCTACCATTTTGTGTATTTCCGACCAATCCATGTTGCTAACATCTGTTGTTGGTAATGAACCAACTCCGCCTATTGAATTATCAATAGCAGGTGTTGGGCTATTAGATACAACGAAACCGGCTTTTCTTAAAATACTATCCTTTGAATATACGGTTCTTTCTAATTTTTCAACTTTATTTGTTAAAGCCTTAATTATTGTTAGCAGTTCTTCATTTAATGTTTTACTTTCTGTCATTCTTCTTTCCTCCTGTTGGATAAACAATATCTCTTAATTGTCTATATAGAAGTTCATACTCTTTACGAAGTTTGGTAGCGGTAGCGACAATATCAATATTTCGCTCATCCATTGATTTCATTTTCTTGTTTAAAAGTTTATCGGACTTGGTTAAATCTAATTCTCTAAGAGTTGAAATTAATTCTCCTAACTTAGTAAAATCTTGTCCAAAAAATTCTGTTGGTTCTGCTGATTGTAGAGTCTTTTTGAGTTTCTTTCTACCTTTGGCATCTAATGAATCAAGAACTTCTTTCGGCTTTTGTTTTCCAGCCTTTAGGATAAAGTCTTCCCCTTCACCGTAAAAATCCCATGTCATTCTTCTTCACCCTTCCCTTCTATCATGTAATTTAGTTGATTTACAATCTCTTGTAATTCATCAATTTTAGCATTAAATTTATCTTCAAACTCTCCCATTCTTCTAACTGCTTCTGCATCAACTGTCGGAAGACCATCAAAATCTAATCCATCTGCATCAAGGGTCAATTTAACTTTGGGGTTATCTGTCAAATAGGCACTTATGCCCCCTTCAATCCCATCTTCTTGACGAGAAGCAAATAACTCTATTCCTTTTGCTTGATAGTGTAGTTTAATAACAACATTTCCGGCTCTTGTTATTTTTGTTTTAAGAGCGTCTATTGGGTCGTTTTCTTGAAACATACCAATTATTTTTCTAAAGCCACTAAGAGGTTCTTTGAGTCTATCAGCCGCACTTAAAGTAACCAAGTATTGTTTTAATTTAGCCTGTTCAGTCTCTAAATCATCTTGAATTTCTCTTGTGGCTTCTTTGATATATTTTTCTTTATTGTTATCCATTTCTTTAACTCTTTCTAATAAGTTTTTAACTTCTTCCGGCTTTGTTCCTGCGGAATTAATTAATGTCATGATTCCTGCTCGTAGTCTTTTAATTTTTAACTGAACTATTTTTTCAGGTTCTTGCATTATTTCTTCTATTTCTTGAATCTTTTCTTCAACAAATTCCTTTTTAACTCTTATTTCAGCAGTTTTGCTATTGAGTATTTTTATCTCATCTTTGATTGCATTATATTCTCTTTGGACTTTTTGGCTTTTACCTTGAGCAAACATCATCATACCTCTCATTTCTCTTGCTCTTTGGCCTCTATTCTGCATTGTTTTTGGCGTTCTACCAAATTGTTGTTGATGCAACATTTTCATAATATCGAGAATATCTTTACCTTCAATATCTTGAGACAATAGCGAAACAAAATCATCTTGTAATTGCTTTACATCAATGTCTTTCTTTTTATTTAACTTAATTTCAAGTTGTCGAGTTTCCTTGTCTCTTTTGAAATCCTTTCCTTTTAGAACACCTTCAATCAATAAACGACCATATTCTGTAAATAAATACTCTTCATCTGCTTTAATACTTCTCAAATCTTGTAGTGTTTTGATAGAGTTATCTTGGCTACCACTTACTTTAAGGAAATTTTTCATTCCTCCAACAACGACCTCTTTCTTTCTTTCTGCCTTTCTCGTCTTGAAAGTCTGTTCTTCAATTCTTGCATTTTGCATTATTTCTTGAAGAGGTTTAAGTTTAGTTGATAGTTCAGTTAAATATTTATAGGCGGCTTTTTCATCTTCCATTAATTTAATATCGGATTCAATTTCTGCTGATTCTAATTTAGCATCTCTTTCTTCACTACTTAAATAATCATCACTTGAAGTTCCTAATGAATCTTCTTCTCCGCTATCATCATCAGCAATTCCATATTGTTCATCTTCTTCTGCTTTCTTGATATATTTTCTATAAGAAACCATATTTTCAGAATTAATATTTTTTATCAAAGATTCCTTAATCAAGGTAATATTTGAATCGCTTTTAACTAACTCTTTAGTTTCA